ACGAGTTTTACGCACTTATCTTTAGGTGCCGTCCGGTATAAACCGGAACCGGCAGGTAAAATTCGTGTTTTTGCCATGGTGGATGCCTGAAGTCAGTGATTGCTCCATCCTCTGCATGACTGACTCTTTAAAATTTTGAGAGCCATACCGCAAGATGGAACATTTGATCAAATGAGTCCTATTCTCCGGCTTCAATCAAAATATGGGACTAATCCCAAAGGATTATTTTCCTCTATTGATTTAAGCTCTGCGACCGATCGTCTACCTATATCAATGCAAGTTGTTCTTCTAGAGGTCTTATTAAAAGATTTTGTCCCTGACTCTAAAATATTTTCAGAGTCTTGAAGGGATATTCTAATAGTAAGGAAGTACTCTACTGGTTATAACTCAGCTGAATCTACTACGAGAGAGAAGAGGTTTGCGGTTAAACGCAACACTCCCTCTCACGTTAGTTATTCAGTGGGTCAACCAATGGGTGCTTTATCCTCTTGAGCAATGCTTGCTATTACTCACCACGCTATGATGCAGTTTTCTGCATGAAAGAGTGGCTGTAAAGGTTGATATGAAGACTATGCGGTTTTGGGAGATGATGGTGTGATTAAGGGAGCTAATCCTACTAAGAATTACCGTTCTTTACTTCAAGTAATTGGAGTAAAGGCCGGATTAGCGAAATCTATTCTTTCTAAGAATAAATTTGTTATAGAATTCGCGAAAAAGTTTTTCGTGGACAATACAACTGCTAATATGCTACCTTTTAAAGAGAGTTTAGCCACTATGTGCTCAACTTCTTTAGTGGTAGAATTTGTTCGAAAGTATGATTTGTCCCTTAATGCAATTCTTTCGTTTCTAGGTTATGGTTACAAGTCTAAAATGAAAGTATATAAAACTTTATACTTTAGGTTGCCTACACGCTTAAGAGTACTGCTGGTATGACTTAGTCATCCCAGTAGTCCCTTAGGTAAATCTTCTTATACCGAGTGACTTCTTCAAAAGTCTTGAACAGAAAGTTTTCAACCTTCTGATTCTGCTATCGAAGAGATGATTGATATAGTTTCTAAATTAAACTCTGAAAAGTTTGATTCGATCTATTCAGTCTTCACTAAGTATATAAAGACCGTGGAGGATACTCCCAAGGTTTTAGACTCTGTAACTCCAATCCCTATAATTTCGATGGCCTCCCTTAACGGATCTGATGGCGCTACGGTTACAACTAATGTACCGTGAAACGCTGTCTTAAGTCCGGATCTTCATGCATCGGATATCGATTACGATTATCTGTCTGCATGGAATGAAGGAGGAATGTCGAATCATGGGTACCGGTTCTCCAAGTTGAAAGATTTGAAGATCGGTATAGATCCTTGAAAATTGCATGATGAATTCCTTGTGAAGGCCGGTCGTGAGACCGATTCTTCTCCAATATTTTTTGGAAAGGAGATCACACCTAGAGGATTAGTTAATCCTCTCGACACATTATCTTCCAAACTACATCATCTTTTTGGTTTAGATGATTTGAAAGCAGCAGTGCCAGAGAAGTTTTGAGCTGAGACTAGGGAGGGAGAGCGACCTTTTAGGGACTTCTTGTCTACTTATAAGTTATGACAAGAAATAACTAAGCCATTATGGGCTGAATTTTATGGTAAAGATTTGT